GGCTGGTGTTCGCCGTGAACGTGAGCCACGCCAACCACGTGGCCGAGGCCCTGCAGCGCAGGGGTGTGGTTGCCGCCATGGTGTGTGGCAACACCCCCAAGGCTGAGCGCGCGAGCCTGATCGCCGACTTCAAGGCCGGGCGCATTCGGTGTCTGGTCAACGTCGGTGTGCTGACCACCGGCTTCGATGCGCCTGAGACCGATTTCATCGCCCTGCTGCGCGCCACCAAGAGCCCGGTGCTCTACGTGCAGATCGCTGGCCGTGGCATGCGCATCGCGCCGGGCAAGGAGAACTGCCTGTGGGCCGACTTCACCGACACCACCGCCATCATGGGGCCTGTGGACGCCGTCAAGGGCCGTCTGCCCACCGGCGGACGCAAGGGTGAGGCCCCGACCAAGCTGTGCCCTTCCTGCGGCAGCCAGAACGCCGCCAGCGCCACCGAGTGCCTCGACTGCGGCTTCCTCTTCCCCGAGCCTGAGCGCATCAAGCACGGCACGCAGGCCTCCGCTGCGGCCGTCCTGAGCAGCCAGCAGGAGTCGATGCTCGAGACCCGCCCGGTGACCGAGGTGCGCTACCGCATCCACCGCAAGGAGGGCAGCCCCGAGAGCATGCGCGTGGAGTACTACGACAACATGATCCGCGTGGCCAGCGAGTGGGTGTGCCTGAGCCACGAAGGCTATGCGCGCAAGAAGGCCGAGAGCTGGTGGATGCAGCGCACGACGATCGACGCGATCCCGGGCAACACCGAGGAGGCCATCGAGTGGCTGGACTACAGCGCCGCCGTCCTGCGCCAGCCGGCCGCGATCGTGATCACCAAGGCAGACAAGTACCCGAAGATCGTCAGCTACCACTGGCAGAAAGAAGAGCAAGCAGCATGAGAGCAGTCGAGATCGAAGTGAAGATCAACCTCGCCCGCCGCGAGATGGAGTATTGGCAGGGCCTGCTCAAGAACAAGGTGTGTGGCGAGTGCCAGAACTTTCAACAGGGTGTGTGTGAGAAGTTCAACGCACGCCCACCTGAGGGGGCCAAGCAGTCGGGCTGTGACGACTGGAACTGGGACGAGATCCCTTTCTGAAGAAAGAAAACAATGCAAGCGCCAAAATTGTTGGAGAAGGCCTTGGGCCACATGCTCGACCGAGCAGCAACGTATGACCAGCCCGAAGGCGAGCGCAGCATGGGCCGCACCGTGCAGGCGTTCAATGCCATCACTGGCCGCAACCTCACGGAATCAGAGGGTTGGCTGCTGCTGCAGCTCCTGAAGGACGTACGCGACCGCCAGCGCCAAGTGCCGCACGTTGACAGCCTCGAGGACTGCATCGCCTACGCCGCGTTGAAAGCCGAGGCACGGCTGGCCGAAGATCCACGGACGGACGGCGCAGCATGAAGAACCTCGTCAACGTCGCTGCCCTGATCGGCCTGTGGGGCGGCTGCCTGTTCCTCATGGGTATCACAATGCGCATCATGTGGGTCATTTTCATGGCCGGGTGGGGCATGATTTGATCCTGAGCCCAGATGAGTTGCAGAAACTGACCCAGCGCACAAGGGCATCGGCCCAGCGGCGTGTACTCGAAGCGCTGGGCATTCCGTATCGCCTGCGGCCAGACAAGTCTTTGGTCGTCTTCACCAGCGACGTCAATGCGACAGCGAAAACAGAACCGCCATCTCCCAAGTTGCGTATACCACCGCCACGGCGCGTACTACTACGTCAAGAGCGGCAAGTGGACGCGGCTCGGAGCTGAACTCGACGAGGCCCTGCGCGAGTACGCCCGCCTGCTCGGTCGGTCCAAGGGCGGCATGTCTGGTCTGATCGAGGACGCAGCCCCGCACATCACACGCGACGTCAAGGCATCGACGGCACGGCAGTACATGATCGCGGTGCGAAAGCTGCAGGGCATCTTCGAGGAGTTCGCGCCCCATCAAGTCAAGCAGAGCACCGTCTACGCCATGCAGGAGGGGCTATCCAGTACACCCAACATGGCCAACCGGTGCTTGAGCGTGCTGCGTTTGGTGTTCACCTACGCCGTCAAGCACGGCATCGTTGACAGCAACCCATGCACAGGCGTCTACCGTCTGCGCGAGAAGAGGCGAGACCGGCTGATTGAGCACGAGGAGTTCTTCAAGATCCGTGCGAAGGCCGCGCTAAGACTGCAGCTCATGATGGACATCGCCTACCTCACCGGCCAGCGCATCATGGACGTTGCGACCCTCCCGCGATCGGCTATCCGAGAGGAGGGGGTCTACTTCAGGCAAGAGAAGACTGACGCCAAACTGCTGGTGGCATGGACCCCCGAGCTGCGTGCCGCCATCGAGCAGGCAAAAGCGGTCGGCGGCAAGGTCAACGGCATGACCCTGTTCAGGACCAGACTCGGAGGGGCACCAGCGTACCGGACGGTGCGTGATCAGTGGGACGCCGCCTGCGCCAAGGCTGGCATCGCCGACACCACGATGCGCGACATCCGTGCGATGTCCGCGACCAACGCCAAGAAGCAAGGCAAGGACGCCACCGCACTGCTTGGGCACGCCAGCACAGCCATGACCAGCCGCTACCTTCGAGACCGCGAGACGCCGGTAGTGCATGGCCCGAGTTTTGGACAGTCCAATTGACAGCGAACCAAGAACCGCATGAACACTGGCTTGGCGGGCACACGCCGGTAATGCAGCAGTATTTGCATTGTGATGCGCAAGGTCTTGATCTGGCTGACGAAATGCACATATCACGTCCAATTCACACAGTCGTCTGGCCCCTATTGGCGATCGGTGTTTTCACTTGTGACGGCGCAGTATTGGACGCCGTATAATCACAATGCTTATATTTCAACCAACAGAAAGAGAGAAAATGGAATGAGCACAACCTACGCAATCGCCAACGTGCAGCACTCGCTGCAGGCGCTGAAGGAAATGATCCCACCCGAAAAGTGGAGCGAGACCCTGCTGCCGGTCATCGCCGCCCCGGGCTGGTGGATGGAAGAGCTGCGCACCGAGCTGGGGGTTGAACCCGGCTTCGAGCCTGAGTCGATCCACGGCTGCACCGTCATTCGCAACGACGAGGTCACCGAGCCATGGCTGGTCGACCACGACGGCAAACGCTACCCGATCCTGCCCAAGTGGCAACGGGCCAAGTCGATCGACACAGAGGGAGGTGAGGCATGAGCAAGGCAACAGTGACATTTGAAGACGAGGGCGACGAGGTCAAGATCAGCATGAACTTCGGAGACGAAGGTGGCCAAGAGACCAGCGGTGCGCACCAGATGGCGGTCAGCGCCGTGCATGGTCTGCAGCGCGAGCACCTGACCAACTTCGACCGCACCGCCCGCTGGCTCAAGGCCTGCGGCAAGGAGCCCACCCCAGAAAACCTGAGCCTGCAGGTCGGGTGCCACATCGAGGAGTTCTGCGAGTTCCTGCGCACCCTGCGCACCGACAGCGAGGGCTACGCCAAGCTGCTGGAGCGGACCTGCAATGACCTCGAGTGGTTTGGCAGCAAGCTCAAGCGCCGCGAGCAGTTCGTCTACATCCCGACGCACCTGCGCGACGACGCACTGGACGCCCTGTGCGACACCGACGTGACCGGCAACGGCGTGGCCTACTTGGCGGGCTTCAACAAGCCCGCAGCCGACGTCGTGGTGCTCGCATCCAACGACGCCAAGCTGGTGGATGGCAAGCCCGTCATCCTCGAGGGCGGCAAGATCGGAAAGCCGGAAGGCTGGAAGCCACCGAACCTTCGCGAGTTCGTGTAAAGAAGGGGGCCTTGGCCCCCTTTCTTATTCCCGCTCCTCGCCGGTGATCGTCAGGCCTTCCTTCAGGCGCTGACGCTTCTCGCGGATCGGATCGGTGATCGCCTCGGCCTTCTCCTCGCTGTAGTAGCCCTTGTTCTCGAGGCGCTTGATCTGGCGGATCTGCTTGTCGAGTTCACGGATCAACTGCTTGCGCTGAGACTCTTCGATCTGCTCGGAGACCTCGAGGTCTGTCGGGCGGACCTTGAGGCCGAACGTCTGCATGGCCGCGTACTTGGGCTGCACAGGCTGGCCCATCTTGTCCACGCCGGTGTACTCCTTCACGCCCAGATCAATCGTCGTGCCGGTGGCGTTGGCCACCGCATTCATCGTGCGATCGAAGTGGTAGTTGAAAGGAGCAACGGCCGGTGCGAACTGACGCCACGCATACTCGCCCCACTTGGCTGACTTCTCGCCGCCGGTGTCGAGCTTCGCGCTGACGATCTCCTTGCCGGTGAACGAGTCCTTGTTCTGCAGGAAGGCCGTCAGGCTGGTCAGAACAGGGTTATTTGGCGTCAACCATGCTGGCAGGGGCACACACCCCAG